CTAGATGCTTTGTATTGTGTGTAGTTTTCAAAAAGTTCAGAACCTAATCTACCTAAAACATCTTCAGGTAATAGGTCTGCTAAATTGTCAAAGTGTTCGTTTGTACCTGGCTGGTTTACAGCTTCAGGATCAAAAGTAATTGTAGCACCACCGTCTTCATCTTGTTCAACCTGAACATCTTCTGGTCCAACTTGTTCTTCAATGTTTTCTTGAGACGCTTCTGCTATCTCTTCTTCACTAGGTAATTTTATTTCCTGCTCTACGTTTGGTAGAGACTTGTCTATTGTTGACATTATTTTTCTCCGAGTTCGATACTACTATAATCTTTTTTGTAGGAACATTCAACCCCTGTGGATTAGGTCCTCTAAGTGGTGGTATCGTAGTTGTTAGTTTTTTAGTCATCTAATAAGTTCATTCCTTGTATACCTAGAGAAGCTGCTAACCCGACAATACCTGCTCTAGACAATGCTCTTAATCCAACTTTACCGAGACCTAGATTAGCCACTTTTCTAAAAGTTGGGTTTAATCCTTTTGTAAGTTTTGGTGTTTGATCTGCAAATGTAGCGTACAAATAATTAAACGGGTCTGTTGCAATGTCAGTTACTGAGTCTCCTTCCGCTACTTGACCTGCAATATCTGCAGCTGCAAATGGTGCTAATAATCCTGGTCCTGCTGCAATACCAAGTCCTCTTCCTAAAGTTCTTCCTGCAGTTTTCATTACGCCTTTTTGTTCAACACCTAGACCTCTTGATCTACTAGCTTTGATTGTTGATGGTGCACTATATGCAGTGGTACCTGCCAATGTTGCACCTAACGCTGGTAATTGATAATCTAAAATATCCGGTCTTTCAAAATCTGGTGCGATCGGATCCATTGCCATAGATACCAACATATTTTTTTGTTGATCTTCGTTTGATAGATAACTTGTTGGATCATCATTTCTAAATTCTTTTACAATTGCTTGTGCTGCTGCTCCTGCTGCACCGGCTAATGTAAATCTTTTTACTCCTGGTGATTTTAAAAATCCTAATGCTGCGTTTTTTACTTTTGCAAGTGGTCCACTTTGTGCATCTAAATTTTTTAATTTTTCTGCAGCTCCAACAGGATCTCTTTGAATGGCTTCTGCACAAGTTGAAGATATACCACCTGTTTGATAATTTAAAATTGTTCTACACGCTTGAGGTGCTTTTTCAACAGCAGCTAACAAAGCTCCCATAGGCATTGCTTTAGATCTTAAAGCAATTCCCCGATCAGCAAGTTCTGTCACATTTGCCCGTGCTTCTGGAGTTAGTTTATCAAAATTTTTTACAAACTTAGATGCGTCTAATTTTTCTCCAGGTTTATACTCTATAATAGGTGTATCAATATTATATTGTTTTTGAAAAAGCTTAGAGTCTTTGTTGAATTGTTTTATCTCTTCTCCGATTCCTTCTTTACCTTTAATAACTTTATCAAAAATTCTTGAAAAATCTTTATCAATAGTATTCCCTTTTAAATAATTTACTTCTGGTTTTGTAAGTTGTGCTAGTTCTGAATAACCCGGAGCTCTTTCATAAGTTGCTGCAAGACCCATGGCTTCATCTACGTTAAACCCTTGTCCTTTCAATGTGTTTACTAAACGACGTCTTGTAGAAAACAATCTATTATTTATATCAGTAATTCCTAAAACCTTATCGCGTTCTCTTAACATTGCGTTTCTTCTTTCATTATTTCCAAAATTAAAAAAACCACTTCCAGGCATTAAAATATTTCCAAGTATGTCTTCAGTTTTTTGTATGGAAGGCATTTTTAATCCGGATACTTGTCTAGATCCTGTTAAAAATTCTGTATATTTAGATGCATCGTTTCCAATATCTCTTAATGTTTTAGAGTCTGCTTTTCCATAAATAGCTTCTGCAAGTTCTGTTGGTCTTGCATCTGGGTCTAACATTAATTCTCTATGAATAGCTTTTAATGGTTCGGTAGAACCAGCGCTTTTTTTCTCTGACATTCTTTGAAGTCCTTGTTTCTGCATTTTAGAAACAGCTGTGTTAAATTCACTTATGTCTTTTTGAGATGGGTCTTTATAAAAAATTTCTTTTTTAAAACTTTTTTTATCAAAAAGTTTTTTTATTTTCTTTTGAAGGTCGCCATAATTTCCTTTACGATTACTTTCGTATTCTCTAAAACTATCTTTTTTAACATCTAGTTTTTTTAATAACTCACTAAAAGGTATGTAATTTTTAGGAATAGCTTTTAATTTTGCTTGTTCATATAAATAAGATTTATATGTATTTTGTTTTATATCTCTTTGAGCTGTAGTCAGATCTTCCCAAACAACTCCTGGTCTTTTCTTTTTAAAAAATTTTCTAAACTCAGGATCATTTTCCCAAGCTTTATTCCAAGGGCCTTGTCCTTTAATAGAGTACTGAATATCTATTCCTTCAAATATTTGAGGGTTACTTTTCCTTAAGTCGCCTAATTTTTTAGCAGGAGGTTTGTCTCCTAATGCTTTTCCATATATTTTTTTTACTAGTTTAGAGAGTTCAGCTGTTTCTACAGTTTTACCTTTATATTTTTTTAAAGCTGCAACAAATCTATCAAATACAGCTTGTTGTTCTGCACTTCGCATTACACCTCCAGGATGCCGGCAAGACCACCATTTCTAAATCCAATACCTACATCTATGCCGAGTTGTTTTTGAATCTCCATAATTTCATCTGGGAAGTCATCTGGATTTTTTAATACTTTGTTAAGTGTTTTAAAGTATTCTGTTTTTTCTTTTCCAACTAAACTTTTGTCTGTACCTAAACTTGCAAACAATCTTGAAATATCTTTACCTTGAATACCATACTTACGTAAAGCTTGGAAACCCATTCTTGCAGCAGCACCACCAGCAAACATAGGTACACGTCCGCCATCTGCAAATTCAAAATCTTCTGGATCAACCATGTCAGGATCNAATGATCTACTAGTTATTGTATTACCTCTTGCATCTCTGACTCCAACTAAATTTTCTGCAAACTTTTGTATGTCATCTGCATTATCTAGTTTTGTAACTGCTGATGCAACCTTTGGTCCAAAATATTTTTGAACAAGTAATAATGGATCACCCATACCACCGCCACCACCTTCAGTCATAAATTTAAAATCATCTACTTCCATAATGGTAGATAGTGATGGTCCACCTGGATTTGTTGGGTCTTCTAAATCTTTTATTCTATTTAAAAATTCTCTAGCATTTGCTCTTGCAACCGGTTTTGCATTTTCTGCAACTCCGGACATTTGATAAACTTTATCTACTAAGTCATCTACAATTAAACTATTATTCTTAACAGACTTAATCGCCTCAAGTCCTGCACCTGAGAATGGCGCTGCAATATCATCTTTACCTCCACGTGAACCTACTGGTGGCATATCTTCCGGACTAACATAACCATAGTCGTCAGCTTTTAATCTAAGTGATGCTAGACCTTCTCTGTCCAAATCTCTAACACCTGTTCTAAGATCTGTGATGTTCGCTGGCCCTGGAGGTGGGTTATAGAACTCATCCATCTTAGACATGTTTTCTAAAAGTTTGCTAGCTTGAAGATCATTTAATTTATCTCCTGCTGCATAGCTGACAGAGTCTTTTAGTTCATCAAGTGCTTTGGACTGAGGTAGCACTCCTAGTGCATTAGTATTCAAATCCATTTTTAATATTTCAGGCTCACCTTTACCAATGAAACTAATATTGGTTTTAGTACCTAAAACATCAGATACATTCCCACCAAGCTTTTGGTAGAGTTTTATAATTTGATTTACTATCTCTCGTTTAGCCATAATATTCTAATCTACTTCTATCTGGCAATGGTTCGTCTTCGTACGAGTCTTTGTTACGAACTATGCCACCTTGTTTAATACGCATAATTGCCTGTGTTGTGGAGTCGACATAGTCATCGTAATCTCCAAACGGAAATGATGCGCACTCTTCGACAACCTCTTGAGCGTAGTGTTCGTGCATAGGAGCCCAAATCATACCCATCTCAAAAAGCGGTGCTACTGAGTTTACTCTAGCATGTTTATCATTTCCTCGGCTCGGCGTAAAGTTAATTACGGGGATACCCATATCTCTTAATTCTGCCGTCAGCGGTATACCAGAGGCCTTTGCCTCGACGATCACCATGTCAGGCCGCCAATACAAATACTCTTCATGAGCAACTTTACGAAGCTCTGGAAACTCATAACGATCTTTAAAAGCATTTAATAATATTATATTGGGTCTACCATCTTCATCGTTAAAGACTCCCCAGGTAGTAATAGCACTAAAGTCAGCAGATTCTTTTTTAAGAAAAGCTGTATCATAACTTTGTATTATAAAATCACATTGTGGTGGATCTTTACCTTCCCAGTTCATCCACCAATCTCTTTTAAGTATTGCACCTTCTTCAGCTGTTGGCTGTTGCATATACTGAGCATTCCAGTTGTTAACAGGAATAGATGCTTTAGTTTTTTCTAATTCGTCCTTGGTCCAGTATTCAGGCCAAACAGGTTTACCATCCGGTAGTAACGCTGGTAGTTCTACAACTTCCCATTCATCAGAGTTCTCTTCTCCCTGAGCCCTGATCAATTGACCCGTTAGGTCCTTGGTACTCCAACGTGTCATAACACAGACAATTCTACCGCCTGGTTGTAAACGTTGTCTAGGACCTGATGTATACCAGTTCCATGCTTTCTCGAATGACTTACTATCTTTTTTAATATCTTGTTCTTTGTGTGGATCATCGATGATTAATAGATCAGCACCACGACCTGTTATTGCTCCACCAACACCGGCTGCGAAGTATTCACCTCCCTGTTCCGTTTTCCATTTACCAGCGGCCTGAGAGTCCTCCATCAGACGTGTGTCGAATAGTTGTTTGTAATTCTCTTGGTCTACTAGGTTCTTGGTCTTACGGCCGAAGTCGATTGCTAAATCAGCCGTGTGTGTTGCTTGAATGATCTTTAACCGGGGATCGAGGCCAACCATCCATGCCGGGAGTAAGTATGAGGCAAACTCCGACTTTGT